CCCTCGGCACGCCCCCTTTTACTCGCCCGCCAAGGTTAAGACCATGGCATCCGGCATTTTCATCGGCCTCACCGAAGACCAACTTCTGGCAATCCGCGACAAAGCCGTGACGGCCATCACGCAGGGGTTGAACATGACCTCCTACTCGGACAGCGGCTCGTCCGCCTCCAAGTCCTGGGCGATGCAGCCCAAGGAGATGCTCGCCGAGGCCCAGTACGCCCTAGGGGTGCAGTTCCCCGCTTCCTACCCGATGTCGGTCCGCATGACGGTCGGACGCACGAACTGGAACAACCCCATCCGCAACTAATCTATGGCAGTCAAAAAGCGTCCGACCACCAAGGCCCGCAAGGGTACGCCCAAGCCACAAGCCGATGCCGGCAGTTGGCAGAGCGTTGGCCTTACACGCCTTCGCCTTGGGCAATACGGCGCCCAGCCTCGCGACCTTCGCCGCGACCTGACGCCTTGGGACCGCCTCTCGATGGTCCGCAAATGCCGTTGGGCCGAACGCAACAGCGGTCTGTTCAACCAAATCCTAAACGACCTGACGCTCTACACCGTCGGCGACTGCATCAAGCATCAGTCACACGCCTCCACGCCAGAGGCCCGCGAGGCCTACAATGATTACTTCAACGAGTGGTCCAAGAAGTGCGACATTACCGGGCGCTTCTCCTTCGGCCAAGTCCAGAACATCCTCCTGCGCGGTATGCTCCGCGACGGCGACTCCTTCGCCATCAAGACCCGCAACGGCATCGGCGCCGCGAAGCTCCAGATCATGGAGTCCCACCGCGTCGGCGATCCAATCTACCCAGACGTCGCCCCGCCCGGTATGCATGACGGCATCCAGTTCGGCCCCTACGGCGAACTCGCCGGCTACTCGGTCTACCGTTCCGACGGCTCCGCCCGTTACGTCATCTCCAATGCGGTGATGCACATCGTCGACCAGGAGTGGGCCAGCGGTGCCCGAGGCGTCCCCGTCCTTCAGAGCGCCGTCAACTCGGTGCAGGACGACATGGATGTGCGTCAGCTCGAAGTCCTCGCCATGCGTGACCACGGCGACGTGACCCGCGTCCTCAAGAAGACCGGGGGCTTCATGCCGACCGATATGGCGGCAGAGATGGGCCAGTCCACCCCCAGCACGCAGGGCCAGCAGTACGCCTCGATGGGCGGTAAAATCCTCGCCCTTGAACCCGGCGAAGACCTCCAGCTGCTGACCTCCAACCGTGGCTCCCAAGCCATCGGCTTCCTGCAGGAACTTGAGCGCGACATCGTCCGCGTCCTGCCCTACGAGTTCGTTTCCGACCCTTCCAAGATTGGCGGCGCTTCCGTCCGTCTCGTCACCGCCAAGGCTGGCCGTGTTTTCGGCAAGTACCAGAACGTGATGATCACGACGCTCTGCAACCCGACTTGGGGCTATGTCATCGGTCAGGCCATCGCCAACGGCGAACTGCCCGACGACCCAGAATGGAACTGCGTCTCCTGGACGACCCCGAAGAGCGTGACCGTGGACGGTGGCCGTGACTCCGCCAACGACCGCGAAGACCTTCGCATCGGCCTTCTGTCCTTCTCAGAAGTCTACAACCAGCGCGGGATGAACTTCGAGGAGGAAGCCGAAATCAAGGCCCAGAACGTCCGCTACCTGCTCGACCTCTCCAAGACCTACGGCGTGCCTTTCGAGACGCTGTCGAACCTGCTCCTCAACACGCCTCCCGGCACTGTCCAACAGTCCGCAACCCCTCCGCAGCCCGACGCGGAAACCGAGACATCTTCCTAAAATGCGTTTCCTCCTCAATGGCCTGAACGGCCGCGAAGCCCTCCTCATCGACCCTGCGAAGGCGAACGACCACCGCATCCTCGCCGAGAAGTTCGGCTTCACGGATATGCTGGCCCAGCTCTTCGGCGAAGTCCCCAAGGCCTACATCGCCGAGGACGGCACTGGCGTCATCCCGATTGCGGGCGTCATCGGCAAAGGCCTGTCGCCTATCGAGAAGATGACGGGCGCCGTAGACGTCAACGCCATCGCCGACGCCATCGACGAGTTCTCCGCTAACCCGCAGGTCACCCGCATCGCCTTCCAAGTGTCTTCCCCTGGAGGCACGGTGACTGGCGTCGAGGAACTCGCCAACAAGGTCCGCAACATCAGCAAGCCGACGATGGCCTACACGGACAGCGAGATGGCTTCCGCAGCCTACTGGATCGCCAGCGCCGCCGACAAGGTGGTCGCCTCGCCTTCCTCGACCGTCGGTTCTGTCGGCGTTTATATGGTCGTCGCCGACTACTCCAAGGCCGCCGAAGCCCAAGGCATCAAGATGGTCGTTATTAAGGCAGGCCAACATAAGGCCATTGGTATCCCAGGCACCGAGGTCACGGATGCCCAACAGGCTCACTTGCAAGAAGGTGTTTATGAAATCTGGGGCGACTTCAAGGCCTCCGTCCTTCAGACCCGCAAGCTCGTCAAGGCCGAGGACATGGAAGGTCAAGTCTTCTCGGGCAAGCAAGCCGCCCAGCGCAACCTCGTCACTGGCCTCGCGGACTCCTTCTCGGAAGCCGTCGCCATGTGGGCGGATAACAGCATCGCCCCTGCCCCTGCCGTCCCCGCCAAGAAGAAATAACCCTATGCCTCAAATCATCATCTCCGACATCGACGGCACCATCCTCGAAAACGGTCAGCCAGTCCAGCGCGTCATCGACTACATCAAGGCCGAAGGCTTCCCTGTCGCCCTGCTGACAAACCGCCCCGAGTCCGACCGCGAGAAGACCGTCGAAGACCTCAAGGCCGCCGGCCTCGACTACTTCCGCCTGATCATGAACGCGGGCTCGGCTCCCGCCCCCGAGTACAAGGCCAAGGAAGTCAAAGGCCTGCTCGACGAAGGCTTCGACCCGGACGTGTTCATCGACAACGACCCAGCCAACCGCGAAGCCGTCGCCGCCCTCGGCGTGGAAGTCGCCGACCCCGCCGACCTCAACGCTGAAAGCGAGAACACAGAGAACGAAGACGAGTCCGTGGATATGTCAGCCAAGGCCTTCGCGGTTGACCATCTCTCCAAGATTAAGATGACCATCGAAGACAAGCTCGCTACCGCCGAGATGCTCGCCCAGGCGCTCACCGCCGAACGCGACGACCTCCGTGCTGCCGTCGAGAAGCTCACCGTCGGCGCCGCTGACGAACTGACCGCCATCAAGGCCGACCTCGTCACGAAGGATGCCGCCCTCGCCGATATCGGTGCCGCCCTTGAGGCCGCCAAGGCCGAGCGTGACGCCTTCGCCGTGAAGGTCGCCGAACTTGAAGCGACCAAGGTCACCGCCTCCAAGGAAGCCGCCAAGATCGCGGCCTCGGTCGGCGTCGAACCCACGGCCATCATCCCGGGCTCCGATAACGCCGCCGCCAAGGCCGACGTCCTCGCGACCTACAACTCCCTGACCGACCCGAAGGCCAAGGCCGACTTCTTCGCGAAGAACGCCCAAGCCATCTACGCGTCCATCAAGGTCTAACTTTTCCATCACCCTAATCTCTCCCTAATCACCTATGTCTAACAGCATCGCAGCCGCCCCGTCCGTTCTGGCCCAGGGCGTCATCTCCGCCCTCGCCAACAAGTTGCCCGTCCTCAACGGCTTCTCGTCCGTCTTCACCTCGTCCATCGCCGGCGCCGGCAAGACCATCCAGGTCCCTCTGATCGGCACCTCGACCGCCACCGAGTTCAGCTCTGGCGGCTACCTCACGCAGGATGACGCCACCGTCACCTCCTCGAGCGTCACCCTCAAGCACTTCAAGGTCTCCAGCCGCTTCTCGCCTCTGGACGTCCGCGAATACGGCATGGGTTTCTTCGCCAATAACTTCGTGGAAACGGCCGCCATCGCCCTCTCCCAGAAGTGCATGACGGAAATCAACTCCCTCATCGTCGCCGCCAACTACAGCTCGTCCACCAACACCGGTGCGAACCTGTCCTACGCTGAAGTGGTCGCCGCCCAGAAGACCCTCGACGACGCCAAGGCCCCTGACAAGCGCGCGCTCGTCCTCGGCAACGGCTACCTCGCCGACCTCCGTGGCGACGCCTCCATCATCGCCGCCTTCCAGCTCGGCGCGAACGTCATCAGCACCGGCTCCCTCGGCTCCATCGCTGGCGCTCAGGTCTACCAGTTCAGCAACCTTGCCACGAACTCCGAGTCGTTGGCTGGTTTCATCTGCGGCGCTGATGCGATCGCGGTGGCCACTGCCCTGCCGTTCAACGAAATCCCGGGCGCTGAAGTGTCCCAGGCCACCGACCCGGCGACGGGTCTCTCGGTCCAGGTCATGATCATCCAGGAGCAGTCGGGCTACCTCAACGTCACTGCGACGCTCCTCTTCGGTTGCGCTGTCGGTCGCGCCACGAGCCTCCGCCGCCTGACGACCGCCTAAACGGTCGCGGTCGCTAGACCGCTTGACGAGACCCCCTTGGGCAACCTTGGGGGTCTTTTGTTTTTACCCCCTGCCAAGGTTAGACGCCATGGACCTTTATCCGACCTTCCTCGCCGACGCCAAGGAGATGCTCAACGAGTTCGGCATCCCGATGACCTGCCCGACCGGGGAGTCCTTCACCGTCATGGCCTCGGATGCCCAACTGACCCAGACCCTCGACGCGGGCGGGTTCGTGAACCAGACCTCCTTCACCCTCAAGGTCGCCGCCACGACCTCCGCTTGGACCACCGCAGACGGCCTCGTAGGAGGCTCTACAGGCTCTTTGACTGGTGGGGTAGCCATCACACCATTAACCATCGGTAAAAAGGTCACAGCGGCGAACCTAGGCCTACGCATCGTGGGTTCCCAGTACAAGCCCGGGTCGGCTTGGGTCATCCTAACCGTCCATACGGACACCCAGTAAGTGTCGACCGAGGTCCGAGTCGTCGTCAACAAGGCGTCCTTTGACCGCTTTCAGTTCGCCCTAAACGAGTTTCGGATGGCGACTGGGATCACCATGCGGGATTCCTTCATCCGCGAGGCCGGGTTCTGCTGCTATGAGTTCATGCGCTACAGCCCCCCGATGCCCAAGAGCGGCGGCAAAGGGCTGACTAGCACGGCCAAGAAGTGGGGCGAGTTCGCCACGGCTATCGACATCCTTTCCCTGTTCCGTCCCAAGGACGACCCTGGCGTGGCCTTCCAGAAGATGGGCGAAGCCGTGACCAAGGGCGACATCGGCTCCTTCGTCAAGTGGCAGGGCATCGCGAAGGGCAGCATGAGGGTGGCCGCCGTGGTCGGTGGCGTGAACATCTACCGCAAGCAGGAAGGCCGCGACCCGCGTGGCATCTTCCAGAAAATCCTCCTCGGCTCAAATCCTCAGAAGGACTTCCAAGCCTTCAAAAACCGCTTCGGCGCTGGCTTCGATACCAAGCCCGATGTGGCCGTGACCAACGACCTCGCAGGCGTCCACCGCAAGGCCAAGAAGCAGTATCAAGGCCGCATCGTCAAGCACGGCGGTCCAGGGCTGAACGGCTACAAGTACGCCGTCGACCTCGCCAAACTGAAGACCTACGTCAAGCTCCAGCAGCGCAACGTCGGCTATCTCAAGGCCGGCTGGGCAAACACGCTCCTGGCGTTGCCCAAGCCCACGGACTACGGCCCCGACGTGCAGTACGCCTCGACCGCCAAGGTCCCCGCGTGGATCATGCGGAACCAAGGCTCCCGAGGATACGCGAACTTCTCGGGCAACCAGAAGGACGGAAACTTCAACCTTACCATCGGCAACCAAGTAGGCGACAACGATGGCGTGGCTACGCAAGCAACCACCATCAATCACGTCCTCAACGTGCGGGCCAACAAGCTGGACAAGGAAGTGATGCGCCGACTGGGCAAATACATCCGAGCATTTAACGCACAAAACTAATGGGCACCAAATCCATCCGCCACATCGTGGAGACCGCCGTCTCCGCCTACCTCACGGGCAAGTCCGAGTTCTCGGGCGTGCAGATCAGCACCGGCGACTCGACCGATGTCCAGTCCCTGCCCCGCATCATCTGCTATTGCCCGAGCGCGAACCCTCCGCCCGACCTCCCCGAAGGCCTCGGCAACTTCCTCGCCCAGGTCGAGGTACACGTCCTGTCCTCCGCCGACGATACGACCCTCACCGCCCACCGTGCCCGCTGCGCCGCGGTCGCCGGCTATATGGACAGCGTGACCGACCTCGGGGCCGTCTTCACCTCGGGCGGTGACGCCCACCTCTACGACATCACCCCCAACGCCGAGGCCGACGATCACGAGTCCCGCATCTGGCACACGACCCTGTCCTATGGGGTGCTCTGCGTCCTCCCCGCGTAAGGTTGACTAAACCCCCAAGGTTAAGAACCAACTATGGCTGCCGTACTCAAAGGAACGACCTGCCTCTATGGCGTCGCTGGAACCGTCTCGAACCTCTACGTCCAGTCCTACACGCTGACGAAGAACTACGAGCTGAACGACACGGTGCAGGACGAGACCGGCAAGACCGTGACCGCCCGCTACGACGGCGTGATGCGCGAACTGACCGTGGACGGCATCTGCAAGACCTCGGATATGCCCGAACTCGGCGCGTCCATCACCTTCGCCGTCGCCACCGACTTGGGCGCTACCTCGTCCTTCACGGGCGTCATCGAGTCGCTCGAAGAAAAGGGCGGCAATAAGGAGTTCGTCAAGGTCAGCATCAAGGCCAAGCAGTGGGAGTCCATCGCCTCCTACTCGTAAGCCTTGGATAAGCGCTTCGTCCGAGCATTTACTGAACCGTCCCGGGTGCGTATCCTGGGACGCTTCGTTTATCCGTTTTGCCTCAAGCATCGCCTTCACCTGCTGGCCCTTGAGTCCCCGCTGGTCCTAGAGGGCAAGCCGATCACGGCC